TTTGTTAAAGACAATTAAACAACACGAAGAATGGATGGCGAATAATGAACGTAATGTTTATGATATCATTCATCGTACACGTGAAGACCTAGATCGTAGATTGGATAATATGGAGCGTCATGCTAATGGGTACGTAACCGATCTGCAGCGTGAGATGGAAGCAAAGACAAATAGCCAAATCACAGATGCAGTTACACAAAGCACTTCATACACTGATAAGCGTATTGACAAACTTATTGATACTTACTTTGACGTCGTAAATGCAAAAAAACAAGTAATTAAAGGATAACATTAACCGTTAAAGAACACTTACTCAATCTTGTGCAACTACTCCTATGCACGTTAAAAATAGAGTTCGGCTATGCAGAGAGCCAGAAATTCAAAGTAAGAAAGCCGAAAGAAATTTCGGCTTTTCTTTTGAAATTATTTGTTTTTTTCAAAAGGTTATATTACATTAATGATATAATAAAAAATGAATATGAAAAGAATGTCACTTTCCCCAAAAATGGTTTATTTGAGAGCTCGTTTGAAGTTCAAAAAAATGATTCAAAAGAAGACTGAATTAGAAGAAAACCAAAAAATTGCGTCTAATATTATCATTCGCGCAATTAGTCGTCCCAATGCCAAATTATTAATCGCGCCTATCTCTGGCACCAAGTATATACACGTAGACGATATCTTTATAAAGATGGACTATGACGGTGTATCCATTATAAATGGCCGATATTCCTATGACTTATCTTTACCAAATGCTGAAATGGCTCTTTTAATCAGAAGGTTTAATATTCGTTTGGAAAAAACTCGTGAAGATTGGGATGCTATCATTAACAGCAAAACCAATCATAGTTTAGCTACCATTTTCGAAGATATGAAAATGTAAAAATAAATTTGGTATTTTCAAAAGGTTATATTACATTAAAGAATAAATAAAAAATATATGAGTGAATCATTTAAAAATGCAGTTAAGCCTTCAAGCTCAAATGCTGTAAAGTTTGGGCCCTATGGTATTATCCTTGCTAAAGAGCAATTGATGTATTACATGGACGGAGAGTTAGTTCGAGTCAAAGATGTTAGCAATGAGTTTAACAGTTCAGACTTGTACAAAATGGCTTTGAAATTATCAGAGTCTAAAAATGCCGGTCCTGTTTATTTTACAACTCCTAGCAAAATTCGTAAACATGGCTAAACGATCTCCTTACCGAATCGTTCCTGGTGAGAACGAAAAGTATGGCAAAGTTTGGTTTATTAAAGAAGGCGATGCAGTATTGCACACTTTTATAACCAAGCAACATGCCGAGAAAACAAAAGCTCATTTAGATAAAATACTTCAAGAAAATTATCTAATAGAGAAAACAAACAATCAAGAGTTGGACCTTAAAAATCTTTAACATGAAAAAAGTAATCAGTATTATATCATTATCAGTGCTATCAATCGTAGCAGTAGTAGCGTTGTCAAACACAAAAACTGTAGAAGAAAGAGTATTAACTGACGCTGAAAGATTGTATAATGCTGTGCACAGATACTCTGTTAAATATAACATTCCAATTCACGTAGCGTTTAACGTTGCTAATATTGAAACTGGTTATCGTGGCCCTTGTCATTCTAAATATAATCCTAGACAAACGTCTCATTGCGGTGCTTTAGGGCCAATGCAAATCATGCCACAATGGGCATCGCATTATGCTGGATTTGAAGTGACTAAAAAAGAGTTGCGAGATTCTATAGAATTAAATGTAGAAATTTCCATGAAGATATTAGCAGATAATTTTAAACGAACTAAAAGTTGGAAACGTGCGGCTGGTAAGTATAACACAGGTAAACCAGTAATTAATTCATACGCAAAAAAAGCTGTGCATAAAAATTATATGAAAGATTGGATAGAATGAAATTAGTATTAGCAATATTGTGTGGAATAATAGCACAGGTATGGGTATTTTTTCAGCTACAAGGCCCGCTGAAGTTTCAATGGTTGCGAGATCATACGTGGTTTGTAATGTTATGGGGAATACCTATATCGTATTTATTTACAATATCTGTTAGATACTTTGTTGAATATTTTGACGGTGCTATATGGCCTAGTAGATTAATAGGCTTCGGCGTTGGCACTACAGTATTTATAATAATGGCGTACTTAGTATTTGACGAACCGTTTACAACGAAAACTGGTATCTGTTTATTTTTATCCTCACTTATTATAGCAATTCAATTATTTTGGAAATAACATGACACGAGAGCAAGAAAAATTAGTAGAAAAGTACAAAAAGAAAGTACACAAACAATTTCCAGGAGCTAAATTATACACCCTCCCTAAAGGCTATTATACAATAGCAGTAGAAAACTTAGATTTAACTATTACAGATGTGTTAGCAGAATATTTACTGACACCTGTTAAAGATCCTGTGAAAGCGTGGGAGCTTGCACAATTATCTTCTAAAACAACACAAAACCTTAACCGTACTCATCCACTTCGAGTTGAAGGACAAAAATTGCAAGATAAGTTAAATCGAATTGCATTGAGACGGCAAAGAGGCGAATAATCGCCGTTTTTTAAATGGTTTTGATATTTATTATAAATTAAAACAAGTTATGGAAGACACTTTAGAAATTAAAGATCCTAATCAATTAGATCTTTTTCTCGATCAACCAGTTGACGAAATTCAAACACCTACCGGAGATTTTGAATATGACATTTTCAATTCTCCTGAAATTTTAGGTTGGAACTCGACTGAAGAGCAAGAAACACTTTTCTTTGCATTACAATTATTTTATCATCCAGCTCAGTCTGTATTAGATGTAGGCGCCGGTCGTGGTGACTTGTACGGATATATGAAAAAACTATATCAGGATGCAGATAATCCAGAAAGAAATTGGAATCCTTCATTATATTCTGGAATAGACTTCAATCCAAATATAGTTGAGATTGGAAAAGAAAAATTTCCAGGTATTGAATTAGCTGCAGGAGACTTATTTGAATTAGACGAATCAGTTCGATACGATTGGTGTATGGCTAATGGAACATTTAATCTTAGAATTGGAGATTATGATATGTTAGAATACACTAAAAAGGCTATTGACAAAATGGTTAATATTGCAGAGCATGGAGTCGCATTCAATTTGCTTACGTCATATGACGATAGTATGAGTCAAGAAGTTATCGATGCTATATACAAATTTGATGCAGGCGATATGCTAAATTATTTAACAGAAAAGTACGGGAAAGTCATCTGCCGTACAGATTATTTCCCAGGTGACGCAACATTTTTTATCTTTAAATAACCAAAACAAACAATTATGATTATTGCATTTACAGTAGCGTTAGCAATCGCAGGAACAATTGCTATTATTCAAACCATTGAATTGAAAAACGAGCGCCAGGCATTGGCTGAAAAGGATGGAATTATTTCCGCATTACAAACTCACGTAGCTAACTTAGAAACTGAAGTTGCTAAATTGCAAAGCAGTTTGAAAGCACACCAAACTCCTGTCACTCCTAAAGTTGAAACTACAGTTGCTGAAGCGACTATGGCCCCTGCCAAACCAAAGAAGCGTTACTACAAAGCTAAAAAGAAGCCAGCTACAGTATAATGACATTGCTAGACTTTATTAAAAAGGCAAAAGGCAACGAGGCGGTAATACTTGATTCGTTTACGCTACTAGATTACCCATCACTTAATGAGTCTAGCACTGTCGCAGCAATTCTTATAGATGGACAGCTGTCACAATATTTTAGTGCTGAATCGTATGAAGATAAAAAACCGTCTATCGTTAACAGGTTAGACGGTTTGTATTCTTCTATATTAAGTTCAAAACTTGACTCTGAAACTAAAAGATGGTTTACAATTTACGTTAAAGTTGTCAAATACTACATTAATAAAGATTACAGCTTAACATCGGATATAGTTCAACAATTAAACAAAATCGATTCATTATGTCGACAATTATAGACACATTATCTTCTATACTTACTCCAGAAGAAATGTCTGATTTGCGTTTTATGAACAACTCTAAAAAGAGTGAAACTAAACAATTAGCACTACGTGCGTTTTTCTTACAATCGCATATTTTTGAAAAGGTATCTGCTGCAGGATACGAGCCAACAAGACTCGCTTTCGAGATATTTATTAATGGCAAAGAATATGAATTCTAATGGATTTCGAACAATACAATATCGACGCTGATGATTATGAATTCTTTTCATCTCTACCTGATGATGAAAAGATTCTTTTCATATACGATTTGATCTGTGATTCATATTACGGTATAGGATCTACTCAATCGTTCAGCGCTGATATTGAATCGTTCGACGATTACGTTCATTCATTAATATCTGACAATATAGATCATTCGGCGCCGGCTAATATTATATTCATTAACAGTTTTGTAATAATAAATTCCAATTCTAAAAAACATATGAACCATGCAATTCAAGCATTGGTTACAGATGGGTTAATGCTACGCACTTATAAAATTAGCGAAAAAACAAAACAAGTACTCAAGCATCAAAAATTCTTTAGAGTGTTTGAAATTACCGATAGAAATAATAAGATACATTTAAATTAATGTTTAGTACAGTCAAGACATATATACCTTGGGAAGGTAAGTTAGTTGAAGTAAAGAGGGTGTACGCAGAAGAACGAGTTAAAGATATCGAGCTTGTTAAAGAATGGTTAGACGCTGATACTATCTTACGTAAGGAAGGGCGCCTTTATTTCTGTACTACCATTCAAGATGTTGAAATTCTTTCAGAAGAAGTAAGCGAAGAAATTCTTTCATAAATATTTTTTTATTACATAAGATTATCTTATTATTATGTAATAAATAAAAAATATGAATAGAATAGGCTACGCTTGTATTAACATGACTTTAGGCTCCAAAGGAGTGACTACCGGTCGTGCTATGCGAAAAGCAACGTTAGAAGCTAAAGGTGTACAACACGCTTCGCAATTGGCATTGCAAAATGCATTAGATTTAGAAACAATCTTAAAATGGAACGTTGCTAATGGAATCAATTTCTTCCGTTTAGGCAGCGACTTATTTCCATGGGGTAACAAAATGGACGTTACCAAGTTGCCTGACTTTATTGAAATTGCAACTGTATTGCAACGATGTGGTAGATTTGCATTTGATAATGACATTCGCATTACCACTCATCCAGGTCCTTTTAATTTATTAGCATCTCCTAAAGAATCTGTAGTGCAAAATACTATTTTAGATTTAGAAATGCATGGCCTTTTATTCGACTTAATGAATTTAAGTCAAACTCCATTTAATAAAATTAACATTCACGTAGGTGCTACGTATGGAGATAAAATATCTGCAGCTGCTACCTGGAATAAAAATTTCAAGAGCCTTTCAACATCAGTTAGAAATCGATTAACTATTGAAAATGACGACAAAGCTGCTATGTATTCTGTAGACGATTTGCATAGATTAATTCATAGTGAGTCAGGCGTGCCTATAGTATTTGACTATCATCACCATACATTTAATACAGGCGACTTAACTGAAGAAGAAGCATTGCGATTGGCTATTAGTACATGGGGTGATATTACTCCGGTAGCTCATTATTCCGAGTCTAAATCTGTACATGAAAACAATCCTAAACTCAATCCTAGAGCTCACTCTGACTACGTTTCCAATTTCATTAACACTTACGGTTTGAATGTAGATATCATGATTGAAGCAAAGGCAAAAGAGCTGGCTTTATTGGAGTATCGTAAAAATTATCAAGAACTTTTGGTAATTTGATAATTATATTATATATTATATATTATTATATTATATAAGTATAAGTAAATAGAAATAATAAATAAATTGTTATGCGTTATAAAGAACACACATTGCGAAAGTTAGAAGCTCAGTCTAACAAATTAGAGTCTCTTCAAAAAGCTATTGAAGGTAATAATGTATCAGCAAAAGATGCTGTACGTATGATTTCTGAAATTAGAAAAGAAGTTAATTTAGTTGTTGAACGAATTGAGTTAGAACCTAATGAATAAGACTCTTTTAAAAGTTTTAGTAGGAATTATTGCTGCGTTGCTCGCTGGGTGCGCAGCTTTTTTTTCTATTGTTGGATTGGCTAAATTGTTTGCTGGCGCTGTTGTTGCGGTAATTATCATGGCAGGTACTTTAGAAGCTTCTAAAATTGTATTAGCTTCTTATTTGTATAAGTACTGGGATACGCTAAAATTTAGTTTGAAAACGTATCTATTAATAGCTATCATTATTATTGCTACTATTACTTCAGTAGGTATTTATGGATTTTTATCTTCAGCTTATCAAGACACCAAATCAAAATACGATTTATCTAAAACTCAAACTGATAGTTTAACAATTAAAAAAGAGTATTTTGAATCTACGGTTACAGTTTTACAAGCTCAATTACAACAGAAAAATACTCAGTTAACTAATTTAACTAACATAAGAAATTCTCAAGAGCAAAGAGCAAATAATTTAGTATCAGCTAACAGAAATTCAAATTCAGCCGATCGCTCTGCTAAACGTACAGAAGAAGACTTGAAACAAATTGATAAAGAAATTTCAGAAATCAATACTAAGGTTTTATTATATTCAGACTCAGCAGCAAAAATGAATAGTGAAATAACTAAAGTGTCGTTAAATGCAGATATAGCATCTGAGTTAGGATCATTACAATACATTTCAAAAGTATTCGATGTGCCTATGGATAACATAGTTAATATACTAATCATTTTGTTTATTATTGTATTTGATCCATTAGCCATTTGTATGGTATTAGCGTATAATTTTATGAATGAAGAATCAAAAGAGATTGTAAATAGCAATGATCAGGGCAGTAGTATAGAATACATCATGGAACAACCTGAAAATCTGCAAGAACAACCTTCGGAACACCCCCAAAAACCGTCTGAAACTGAAAACGAGTCCCAAAATATAGCTTCGGAAGAGTTGACGGTACAAATGGAAAAAGAATTAGTTGAAGAGCAAGATGAAATTGCCAAAAAAATGGCAGAAAAGCATGCACGTAATCAAGCATCGTATGGAGGTGCTGTTAATGTTAGCGATACAGTCAAAACATATTAATTAATAAGTAAGTTATGAAACAAAGAAAGCAACGGGTTAAACCTGTTAGTAAAGTCGTTACAAAATTTGATACAAAAGTTATTGATGGTAAACTGCATATGGTTTGTCGCAATAGCGAACCAGATTCAAAATATTGGAATGGAAAAGAATGTTATAAATACACTCCAGTAAGTGAACAAGCAACTTCAGTATTATGTTTTAGTTGCACTAACGCTTTAACTGGGCCTCCTGTAGCTCGTATTGAACCAGTTAAATCTGATAAACCTAAAGGATGGAAATTTATGAAATTGTATGTGCACACAGATGGCACTGTATTTCATAAAGGTGTAGAGCAACCTGAATTAAAAGGCACATTGCCCGTAACCGTAATTCAGCCTAAAGAAGAAAAGAAGAAACTAACTAAAGAAGAAAAAGAAGAAATGCGAAGAGCATTAGGCCAAGAAATCTTTGCACTTAAAAATCAAGGATTGAAAGAAGGTAGAAAAGGAGTTAGAAACGATATTGTAAAACAAATCAAAAAGCTAAATAGACAGTTAACTAAGTTGATGTAAATTTGGCACTTAAATAAATAATCTATATATTACGTAAAATTAAATTTATGAAAATGAATACTAAACAAACATTTTATAAGTCTTTGTATGAAGATGATGATGTTAAACCGAAAAAGATCCAGTCTTTAGAAGATGATAAAGAAAAAGATAAAGATGCTGAGGCACTTTATAAAGAAATTGATTATGGTATTCATATTAATGAATCTATCATTTATTTACATGGAGACATTCAAATTGGTAATTTGTTTGACTTCATTGCAAAGGTAAGAATTATCCTTGCTAACCGTCCAGAAGAAAACGCAAATGATGCGATTACGGTATTAATCAATTCCAATGGAGGCGATGTGTATGAAGCGTTAGGAATTATTGATTACATTCAAACTTTATCTGTGCCAGTTAATGTAATTGCAAGGGGAAGAGCTATGAGTGCCGCTGCAATGATTTTATGTTGCGCAACTGGATTACGAGCTGCTTCAAGTTCAACCACTATTATGGTACACGAAGCTTCTGCAGAGATTTATGGTAAGTCAGCCGATATTAAGGCTAATGCCGATCATATTGATGAGCTAGAAGAGTCGTTTTATAAATTAATGGCTGAGAAAACAAAACAGAATGAAGAGTTTTGGAGAAAGGCGTGCAGAAAAGATTTTTATATGTCAGCTACAAAAGCAGTTGAATTAGGAATTATTGATCAAGTTATTTAATATGAGTCAAGAAGAAGTTATAGTAAAGAATTTTGAAAACCTTATTCAGGTTATTGAAACTCACATCTCCGAACCTAGGAGAAGTAAAATGGTTAAGTTATATAATGACTTAGCTGATAGAATGATGCTAGCTCCGGCTAGCTCTCATTCTACTAGACACAATTGTTATCCTGGTGGTTATGTTGATCACGTATTGCGTGTATGTGATGCTAGTATAGGTTTGTATGATGTGTGGCAAACAGTATTTAAAAGTCGTATGAATTCTTTCACAAAAGAAGAAATGATTTTTGCAGCTATCAATCACGATTTAGGAAAGGTAGGAGATATGAATGAAGATTATTATATCCCTAACGATTCAGATTGGCACATTAAGCGCGGTCAAATTTATAAAATCAATCCTAAATTAACTTTCATGAAAGTTCCAGATAGAAGTATTTTTACTTTGCAACAAGCTGGTATTGACTTTTCTGAAAATGAATATTTAGCGATTAAATTGCACGATGGACTGTATTCTAAAGGAAATGAATCGTATTTAATGGGCGGAGCTCCTGAGTTCTCCCTTAAAACTGAATTGCCAATTTTACTACATCACGCTGACCATTTATCTACATTAGCTGAAGGAGCCTTAGCACACGCTAGTACCGCAGTTGCAGTACCTTCAGAAATTAAACCAGCTAGGACAAATTTATCTAAAATAAATGATCCTGTAGTGGATAACTCATTAAAATCTAAGTTTGACGAATTATTTGGATAATGATAACAATATTAATGATATTAGTAGTACTCCTATTAGGAGTTAGCGTCTATACAAATTACAACCTTGTTAAACGTAATGAAGAATTAGAAGAGCAAGTCGATGCGTTGCAAGACGTTTTAGACGAAGTTAAAGATCAAGTAGTCGATATAAATGTACGATTAACTGAAATTGACATTCGTGGATCTTTTGAAGCTGATGATGAGGTTGGATTTGTGTTTACGGAAATAAAAGAAATGGCAGCTGAATTAAGCAGCGTAATAAATGAAATGTATGAGTGAAGAAACAACAACACCAGTAAGTGAAGTAGTCGAAGTTAAACGACCAGGCAGAAAGCCTAAAGGAAAGCAATATTTTACTAAGGATACTGAAAATGCAATTATATTGTATAACAGTTTAGAAGACGAGCCAGAGCGAAATAGAATTTATGATGCGGAGATTAAGTATGCATTTGATAAATTAGCTGAAAATATCATTCACACTTTTAAGTTTTATCATTTTGATATTCCATATGAAGATGTAAAGCATGAAGTAGTTGCGTTCTTAAATGAAAAGATTCATAAATATCAGCCTGGTAAGGGAAAGGCATTTTCGTATTTTTCAATTATAGCTAAAAACTATTTGATTATTCACAACAATACCAATTATAACAAATTTAAAAATACAGACGAAGTAGAAGCTATTGACGCTAGTCGTAATGTTATTAATGAAGTATTACGTGAGCAAGAGCAAGAAGAAATGCAAGAGTTCATGAACTTGTTTGTGCAATTTATGGACACTAATTTGGCTAATTTCTTTAAAAAGCATTCGGATATGAGTGTAGCTGATTCTGTATTAGAGTTATTTCGTAACAGAGAGAATATAGAAAACTTCAATAAGAAAGCTTTGTATATTATGATACGCGATCGTACCGGAGTCAAGACGCAATACATTACCAGAGTTATTAATACTATGAAACGTATATACGAAGAAATGTATTATAACTATTTGCACACAGGAAATGCAACTGTTAGTATAGCCAAATTTAAAAAATCAGAATTTTTAGAGTAAGATATTTATTTTAAAGATGGAATTTGATATTGAGATATTTAAAGGCAAATCATTTGCCGATCTCATGAAAGATGTTTACGACAACTCGAAGAAAAAGGATCGGCAAATAAACATGTTAATTGGCGAACTTCGCCCTTTAATTAAAAATGTCGGAGACGCTACCGTAATTGTACCTTTAATTAAAGAGTATTTAGAAGTAGGCGTTAAAAATGATGAAGCTTTAGTAAAATTAGCCGCTGTTGTTCAACGGCTAATTTCTACAAATAATAGAGTTCAGGCAGAGACTGGTAATAGCTGGATGCTGTCTGAAGAAGAAAAGAAACAGTTGCTAGGTGAATTAGATTCAATCGCCGGTACTGAAAAAGCATTAAATGAAAAAGTTGTTGAATTATCTACTCAACAAAATCAAATAGAATCTACAATTAACGACATTCAAGACGGATTGGTATAATGGGAATAGGCTTTAATATACGAGGCAGCGAATCGACATTTGCACCTGCAGAGGTACTAGAAGTGTTATATTCTGGAACAACTCCTTCTGCAGTTGGTATGATTAAAGTAGGATTGTTAGATAGTGGAATATCCGCTGACACTCCAGAGTCCGATCAATCTATTACCGCTATACCATTAAATCGTAATATTAGAAGAATACCTATTGTAGGCGAGGTTGTATTGCTACTTAAAGCACCAGGACCATACGTGTCTGGTCTAAGAGCTTCGTATGAATATTATTATATAGACATTGTATCATTACAATCCAGCGTGCATCATAATGGTATTCCAACTGCGACAAAAGTTTCAACGGCATCTCAAGGATTAACTGGCAATGCCTCTGCATATTCAACTGCAACTGCTGGTATAACAGCTCAAAATGAAGAGCCTAAGTTAGATAAAAACTTTGCAGAGAATGAAAACGTTAAACCGTTACAACCTTATGTTGGCGACGTTTTAATTGAAGGTCGCTATGGCAATACAATACGATTGAGCTCTACTCAAAAGTCAGGTAAATTTGCAAAAGATCCTAATTGGAGTAAAGGACAAGCAGGAGACCCGATATTAACAATACGAAATACTAAACAAGTAAAATCTACGGGTCAAATTAACGACTATGTAACTGAAGACTTTACTAAAGACGATAACATTATATCTATGGCATCAGGTCAAGAGATAGTGTTTGAACAAGCATCTAAGACGTTAGGAGCTAATAACAGTGTGAAGATTGACTCTTGGAAAAAAGATAATTGGGGCAAATCGCCTCAAATGCTAATATCATCAGGTCGATTAGTATTTAATAGTAGTCAAAAAGAAATTATAGCATTTGCTAAAAATGGAATTGGGTTAAGTTCAGATACTAGTATTGCATTAGACGCTAAAGATACTATCGTACTTAATGGAGGTCAGAAAATATTATTAGGTACAAATGCAACAGAACCTTTAATATTAGGAAGAGCTTGGCAAACCTGGATGAATGGGCTTGTAAATGCATTAGGTGCTGTATTTGTATTTGATACTGTTACAAGTGCACCGACAACTCCATTAACTGCGTCGCCTGCATGGGCAGCGGTAGCAGCTCAATTAGGTCAAATACCAACTCTGTTAAGTGACTCTGTGTTCACTAAAAAGAAAACTACGCTTTAAGCCGTATTTTTTTAATTTGAATATTTATTAAAAAGGCAAACTATGAATGCAAAGAACTTTATAGATGCTCTACGTAAAGTAATCAAAGAAGAAGTACGTAGTGCGGTACGAGAGGAATTTTTGAAAATGAATCTTAATGAATCAGTTAAGCAGACAACAACTGCTAAACCTAAATTCGTTACTACAAATAATATACGTCAAAGCGAACATGCTGTGACTAAAAAGCCAGTTGCGAAAAAACAATTATCTAAAAACCCAATGTTAAATGACATTCTTAATGAGACTGCTACATTTAGTGGAAGAGACTATGTAGATAATTATGCTATCGATTACAACGACTATGATGAATGGCCAACTATGCAACATTCTATGCAAATGGGTAATCCTGCAGCGAGAATGATGCCAACGACTGATGCAGAAGGTCGTAGAGTAAATGTTGAAAATGTTCCAGACCACGTTGTTGACGCATTAACTAAAGATTATAGTGCGTTAATGAAGGCTATCGATAAGAAAAAAGGATTGGCATAATAAATGGCATACGAAATAAAATACAATTCGCCAGTTAAAATTAATCCTGACATTGCTGTCGGTATTAAATTACCATTGGTAAGTGCAGGAGGTCGTTTATTTGATTTATCGTATACTACAAACGATCAAATTCTTTCTAATTTAAAGAATTTAGTTTTAACAAGGAAAGGTGAACGTATAATGGAACCATTTTTTGGGACTGATGTATACGATTCATTATTCAATAATATAACAGATGATGTATTAGCTAATATTAAAACGTCAATTGCATCTGCTATTGATTTTTGGATGCCATACGTTTCTATTAATAGCTTAACAGCAACTGCTGTGTTAGCTGAAGACAGCAAATCTCAAGCTACTGAGCATGGAGTTACTGTATCAATTGAAGTGTCAATTAATGGGCAGCGAATAAATCAACCAGTTACGTTTTTACTTACTAGCAGTGCAAGACAAATTTTATAATTAAGATATGAATCAAAGTAAAAAAGAAGTAAGCTACTTAAATAAAGACTTTTCTGAGTTTCGCTCAAATTTAATTGAGTTTGCTAAAACTTACTTTCCAAATACATATAACGACTTCAACGAAGCTTCGCCAGGAACTATGATTATAGAAATGGCAGCTTACATAGGAGATGTATTGTCATTTTATACAGATGACCAATTAAAAGAAACTATGTTAGCATACGCTACAGATCGTTCAAATGTATTAGCCCTAGCGAGTAATATTGGATATAAACCAAAGAATAAAATTGCAGCTACTACTAAATTAGATATATTTCAATTGTTACCGGCAAAAACGGATGGCAGTGGACAGCCAGTGCCAGATTGGGATTACGCTTTAACCGTACCAGCTGGTATGACAGTGCGAGCTGAAAATACAGAAGTTGAATTTAGAACTATCGATGCTGTTAATTTTAGAGCTTCTAGTAGTTTTAATGCTACTGAAGTTTCTGTTTATGAAATTGATGGTACTAATAAACCAACGTATTATCTTTTAAAGAAGTCAGTAAATGCTGTTGCAGGCACAATTAATACTGCAGAGTATTCGTTTACAACTGCTAGAAGATTTGATAAAGTTTTAATTAGTGATCCTAATATTATTGAAGTAGTTTCTATTACAGATTCAGATAATAATAGTTGGACTGAAGTGCCGTATTTAGCTCAAGACACAGTTTTTGAAGCAGTTGCAAATACAGCTCAAAATGATCCTGAATTGTCTGCTTATAATACAGTCCCTTATCTTTTAAAATTAAAGAAAACTGCTAGAAGGTTTATTACTAAATTTCGCTCTAATGGTTATTTAGAAGTGCAGTTTGGAGCAGGGGTATCTGATAATCAAGATGAAGAAATAATTCCTAATCCTGACAATGTAGGATCAAGTTTAATTGGGTTGCAAATGCAATTCGATCATCCTATTGACCCTTCCAACTTCATGTATACAAAGGCTTATGGATTAGCTCCTTCAAATACAACATTAACAGTTAAATATACAACGGGAGGCGGAGTTGAATCTAACGTACCTTCATATACATTAAAAAACATTACGGGTATTACTTATGAAATTAATAATGAAGGATTAGACGCTACATTATTAAATCGAGTTAAATCGTCAGTAGCCTGTACCAACCCTGAAGCTGCTACGGGAGGAAAGTCTGCAGAGTCAATTGAAGATATTAGATTAAATGCAATGGCTCACTTTGCATCACAGCAAAGAGCAATGACAGCACAAGATTATGTAATTCGTGCATATTCTATGCCAGCTCGTTTTGGATCTATTGCAAAGGCATATGTTATTCAAGATTATCAAATAGATTCTAATAACGAGCAAATTCCAAATCCATTGGCATTGAATTTATATACATTAGGATTGAATGCATCAGGAAACTTTGAACCGTTAAATAGAGCAGTAAAAGAAAATTTGCAAGTGTACTTAAATCAGTATAGAATGTTAACAGACGCTATTAATATTAAAGACGCGTTTATTATTAACATTGGAATACGTTTTGACATTGTAACTTTACCTCAATATAATTCAAATGAAGTATTGGTTAATTGTATTAATAAGTTAAAAGAATTATTTAGTAATAATAAAATGCAAATTAATCAGCCTATTATGTTAAATAAAGTATACACTGAATTAGATAGAATTGAAGGAGTTCAAACAGTGTCTAATATTAAGGTTGTTAATTTGAGCGACTCTTCTAAAGGATATTCTAGTAATGTATATGACATTGCTACTGCAACTAAAGATGGTGTAATTTATCCTTCATTAGATCCGTCAATATTTGAAATTAAATACGTTAATCAAGATATTATTGGTAAGGTAGTATCATTATAATTATAAACTATGATTTGGTCAATATTTCCTACACAAGACGCAACTATATACGAAAAAGATCCTACTAGAAATACAGGGTTAGATTCTATTTTAGAGTTAGCTAAAACGTCTGTAACTACTAGTAGCATTTACGAGACTAGATTCTTAATAAAATTTGATACTACAAAAATTCAAACGTTATTGTCTGATGAAGGATTAAGTGTAGGGGGAAATTATACTGCTAGTTTATCATTTACTACCGCTACTGAATCTGAATTACCATTAACGTATTCAATCGAAGCTGTAGCAGTAACTGGCAGTTGGTTAAATGGTACCGGTCGTAAAGATCATACATTGATAAATGATGGAGTTACTTGGTATTCTGCAAATGGAGGCGTGTTATCCGATAATTGGAATTTAACAGGATCAGGAACTCAAAAAGTATTTAATGAAGTGTCTGGAGGAGGTAATTGGATATCAGGAGCGTCTTATTATACCAGTCAATCATTTAGTTTTAAAGACACTAGTTCATTAACTTTAAATGTAACTTCTATTGTTAACAATTGGTTAAATGGTGTTACAAATGATGGATTTTTAGTTAAATTGAATAATACTCAATTGAATAGTAGCACTTATCCAGACGTTAAAATTCAATTCTACGGCTCTGATACAAATACGATCTATCAGCCAGTATTAAATATATCCTGGCCAGGTACTCAAGTATATGATACAGGATCTATGGCTGTAATAGCTAAGACAGATAACCCTGTTATATACACAAAATACTTCAAAGGAGAATTTATAAAAGACACTAAGGTAAGAATTTATTTAGGGGCTAGACCAATGTTTCCTAGACCTTCTTTCCAGCAAAATTCCATATTCAGTACTGAAATGGCACTACCGTTAGGATCTTATTATCAAATTAAAGATGCTCATAACGATGCTATTATAATACCATTTAGCAACAATACAAAAGTTAATGTTGATGCGAATGGAAACTATTTTGATTTATATACTACAATGTTATATCCAGAGCGTTTTTATAAATTTGAAATTAAATCTGCATTAAGTGGATTGACTGAATACTTTACTTCTAATGAATTTGTATTTAAAATTGTAAGATAATGCCTAAGTTAACTAATTTAAGAATCTCCCCAAAGTCTAGAGGTTCGTATGAACTTCCAACACAAAATAAATCTACTACACCAGCTCCTGTAAAATATGAGATTCTACCGTTTGACAGAGCTAAAATTTTATCCGGTGAGATTGATCCTAAATTAGTCAATCCTTATAAGTATGCAGAGTTTCCTAGAAACGCTTCAGGTCAAGTAACTATTGATTTAAATACTGATATTGAATTTAACAGATATATGATCAATTTGCAAATTAGCAAATTTGAAGATGCTAAATTTAATGAAGTAATTGATATTGAGTTTGAAGAATTTTTACCTGCTCCAGTACCTGAGGCAGTGCCAACTGCAGTTTCTGCATTAATAGACAGAGTATCAAGATTTAATAAAAATATTGCATCTAATATATCAAGTACAGGTGCTAGCCAAAAAGTAGTTATCAAACGTTAATTAATTAATTGTTTGATATTTATTAAAAAGTATAATGTTAAAGACATATACCAATCAGCAGCAGATCTTAAATTCTTCAAAGGCTATTCAAGGTAGCCGGATTGAGACTACAGATTTAAATTTATTACCTAGTAAACAATATTCAGTTACTCTTAAAACTGATAAAAGTATTACTGAAGTAACGCCTTTAAAATTGGAAATGCACGTCTATACATTAGACGGTGTGTATTTAACTGGAGATCATTCCATTAACTATGAATTAGGCAGTAATAAAAGTGAACAATTTACTGCATTTAATCATTTATCTGTTAATGTATTAGAAGAGTTGAATCGATTAGGCATTCAACGTGGACAATATAAAGTAGCATTTAACTTCTTAGATGAAATTTTAGGATTTTACGAAGGGCATAAATTATGGATTAAAGAAATATCTCCTTCTAGAAGAGAAATGCGCTTACAGTTTTCTGAAACTAACAGCGTTACTATAGGAAAACAATTTGATCAATTTGTTAACAGATTAAATGTATTAGACAGAAATAAATTATTTGATTCGTTCGTTATTAACTTTGGTAATAATGAATTGTATCAAATTGTTAATGTACGAAGTCAAGAAGATGAAAATGGATTCTTTGAGGTTGTAGTAAAATTATATCAGCCATTACCTGCTAAATATGGAGAAAAGCAACAGGTATGGATCTGTGAGGAAGTAATCGCTCCAACATTAGATACTATTAATTTAATTGCAAAGGTTGTATTACCTGAAGTAAATAAATTAGCAGGTCCTAATTTTGATTTAGAAGAAGTATCCGGTCAAAGTATCGCAACTGGTTATAAAAATTGGACTGATTTATTATCTTCTAATGTACAAACATCGCAACAACTTATAGACAGTTATTTTTCTGGAAGTTTATCAGGAGTTGATTTAAACATAAACTATAATGACTTTGAAAACTTTGTACATTATAGTAACGCTTCTGAAAGGATTCAAAACTTCTATTATAAGTTGCAATTAATTGAATCTTATACAGATAGAATTCAAATATTATTAAATACTAGTGGCTCTGAAACTGTAGTAAATTTAGATGACACTTACAGAAAACGTAATGCAGTTGTAAGTGGATTTGATGGATTTGAAAAGTATTTATTTTTTGAATCAACAGGTTCCAGAATATACACTCATTTAACTTCTAGTTATGATGTTCAGCCATGGCCAAAGCAAGCAGTTACTGGTCAAGGAGATGATCCGTATGAATATTTTTATACAAATGTAGCGTCTGATTCAGTATCAGGATTAGCCTATTATCGAGATTTATTAGAAGACGCTGCTATATATGATAAAAATAATATTCATTCTTTAATTAATACAGTTCCAGCGCATATATTAAATGATGAAACAAACGAAGAGTTTTCAACGTTTGTATATATGTTAGGTCAGCATTTTGATATACTTTGGTCTTACATTAAACATTTAACTGATATTAATGTTAGGGAAGAGCACCCGCAGGATGGTATGTCTCCGGATTTATTATATCACGTTGCTAAGTCTCAAGGATTTGAATTGTTAAACGGACGAAGTGCTCATGATTTATGGAAATATACTTTAGGTACCGATGCATCGGGAAGTGTTGACATAACACAATCTTCAGAAAAAACTACAAAAGAGCTATGGAGACGTTTAGTTAACAACCTTCCATATATCTTAAAGTCTAAAGGTACTGCTAGATCAATTAAAGCTTTATTAGCTAGCTACGGCATACCTTCGTCAGTATTAACAATTAAAGAATATGGCGGGCCTTCTACATTTACTGATGGCAGTCATTTCCCTCAATACATACACGATACCTATAAATATGCTTGGCTATCTAGCGGTTCATTAAGAATACCTTCAGGTACTTATAACAACGGATATGGCACTGCGGTAACGGCATCGGTATTAGAGTTTAGATTTAAAGCTGATAGCAATTATACATATAATGTTAATACTGATTATATAATTGCATCAACCGTAGCCAATAATACTGGTTCATATGGACCATATGATTCAGCTATTACATTAAAAAGAGAATCTTTAGATAACGAAGACGCTACGTTATATTTTAAAATTTATAACAGTAGCGGAGTAGCAGTATCATCTAGTATAAGTAATTTAGATATTTTTGATGATGAGTGGCAAACAGTTGCGTTACAATATTCAGCCTCTACTGCATTTGATACTTATAAATTAAATGTAGTCAAATCTAAATACGGTAAAGCTGTATATCATTATTCTAGCAGCGTGTCAATGTCAGTTGCTAATAGACATAAGATACCATTAACTCAAGATATAGCATTTAGTCAAGATACTGTTACGGCTGGAAAATGGTATGGACATTATCAAGAAGTTCGTTTGTGGTCAGGGTCATTAAATGACGCTTCAATTGAAGAGCATGCTCATTCTCCTAATACATATACATTTAATGTAGACAGATTAAAATTAATTTCAGGTAATGAAGCGTTAGATCCGTATTATCATTTATTACAACGATTTACGTTATCTGATAATACTATATTCAGTGGTTCGTTTTATCAGAAGTCAGTTCATCCTAACCAAACGATTAATCTATCTAGATCAATTTATTTTAATGGATATGCCACTTCAGCATCAATAACATTCGAACCGTTTGAAGAAACGTATTATACACCTTCTCCTTCATTAGGAGGAAGCAGTTTATATTCTGATAAAGTTAGAATTGAGTCTTCAAGCTTAACGCCTAACTTAATTTTAAGTAATAAGCGAAGAGCTGAGCAATCTAGCTTTGATAAATACTCTTTAGACTCAAATAGGGTAGGAGTGTATTTTTCGCCTCAAAATTCTATCAATGAAGATATTTTCAACCAAGTAGGATATTATGAAATTGATGATTATATAGGAGACCCAGGTGACTTATATAACGATCGCTATGAAAACTTAGTTGAATTTTCTCAAGGATATTGGAAAAAGTATGAAAATAAAAATGACTTTGAAGCGTTTTTCAGAGCTTTAGAAATATACGATTTTACTATATTCAAATACATTAAACGATTAATTCCTGAACGAGCAAATGCAATTACAGGATTGTTAATAGAGCCTAATGTATTAGAAAGAAGTCGTATTCGTACTAATAGACCGACTGTTGAAGATTTAACTCATGAAGGATTATTAGACGATCCTAAACCTGAATTATCGTCAATATATACAGTATATAACGCTGATATATACGAAGTTACTGGTTCATTAACTCCTGAATATTTTTATGATAGAATTGGTACGGTAGATTATAATTATACCGATAACATGACGTCTGAATTCGATTCATTAGAAAGTACAGTAGACGCGTCTAAAAATAAATCAGTTAATATATTTGAAGAATTACGTACTGAAAAATTCCCAGTGTCAAAGTTATGGGTATCGTCCAGCAATACCGGGTTTCGTATTTTAACTGGATCATGGCCTCGCACAAATTTGCATGAATGGCCATCTAAACGATTAGTTGGTAATGAATGGATTAATTATAAAGGAGAATATACTCCAATTCATTTATTTGTAGAAAATTCAAGAACTTCGACTACTGCAGAAGTTAAAAGATTCTTTTATTCATCGGCAGTATCTGCTAGTAGAGGGTTAGCATATTCTGCTAGCTACGAACCAGCTCAAATTCAAGATTATAACGCTGCAGGTCAAGAAAATATAAAATACGTTGGATCTAAATTAACTGGCCCAGGCATTAATATTAATACGACTGCAACTGTAGACGGAGGTCCGGTTGTAAAAGTAACTAAAGTTAATAAAAAGAGACTTGTATTTTCTAGAAATCAACCAACTACTATTGACAGTTTAGTTAATGGTCCAGGCAAGAAGAGTATATAATTGAAATTTTACAAATATCATATTTATTAATAAATTAAAACAGAAAGTATGGGATATTTAGATAATAGCTCGATAACAGTTGATGCAATTCTAACTAAAAAAGGAAGAGAATTGTTAGCAAGAGGACGCAGCGAGTTTAAAATTACGCAATTTGCATTGTCAGACGATGAAGTAGATTATGATTTATGGAATCCTGCTCATCCACTAGGGTCAAATTACTATGGTATTATTATTGAAAATATGCCATTAGTCGAAGCTACTCCAGACGAGTCTCAAATGTTAAAGTATAAGTTAGTATCTTTACCAAAGAAGACTAGTCGTATACCAGTTATTCAAGTAGCACAAACTTCTGTTACATTAACTTCGCCAGGTCAGAAATTCCCAATTGAGCCTACCACTATTAACTTTACTGGAGGTAATAGCACATTAGGATATACATTGATATTAAGCGATTCAGACGCTGCTGATGTGCAAGTTGTGTCAGCTCCTACTAGATCAGTAACCGCTACAATACCTCAATTTATTGGAGATGCTGATGCCGCTCAAAGCGTTGCATTTACAGGATTTACTTTTAATGTAATTGCTAAGCAACAGTTAGTTAAAAACAAAACTGCTACTATTACAATAATTGGTAATGAGACTGGCGGACGTGCTACTATTGCATTAACAGTTAAGAAAGTTGAAGTTGCTACTGCAACTAATGTATCTTTAGTTAATAGCTCAAAATAATTTATAATAAAAGAAAAATATAATGGCTAGAACAATTGTCCCAACAAATATATTTGGATTCGGATCGCAGCAGCCACTGCAGCAGCCGCCGAATTTTACTACTACTGCGCCTAATAATCCATTGCTATCAAATCCGATTATAGCAGCTGCAGCCGCTGCTAATTTTAGTAATAACGCTGCCGCTGCTAATGCAGCTCAGAATGCAGCTATACAGCAAGCTCAAATTGATCGTTTAGTAGAAGAGCGTGCACAGGTAATAGCTAATCAAATTGTACAAGCTCAAGCAGCACAGGCTCAATTAGTAAAAAATAGCGGACGAGTATTTACTAGATTTAATATAGCTGATGATGTAATTGAAAATCAAAAGACTGTTGTTACGCGAGGCTTATTTGGCGGCGAAGCTTCAATGTCGGTTATTTATTCGTCATCTGTACAGACAGCAACGCAAAAACAATACTATTATGATTGTTTAGCTGGATCTACTTCATATTTCTCAGTCGCATATGGTCATCGATTAGGAAGCGGGTCTGATGCCGACGGTACAAATAACGATTCTCCTAACAGAGCAGTATATTCACAGTATCGTTTATTGTTGTTAGAACCAGGTGATACAACATTTACTTTTGATGCCGGCAATTCTAATAGATCATCAGATCATATATACGTTGTTAATTTAAACAGAAGCGCATTAAAAGAAAAGTTAGATCCAGGTAACTGGCAATTATCGTTAGCTAAACTGTCAGGATCATTTTATGCGAATAGTGTTCATACTGGGTCAAATGTTAAAGTTGCTCAAGGAGGCGGGGGAGGTTTAATTACTTTAATTGATGATTCAGGCGACGCTTTAGAATCGCTACAAGGAAACTCAGGCGCAGTATATAATATTGTGTCAGGATCTATTACAAATGGAGTATATAATTCTGCAGCTCCGATATATTATGGATTAGTATATCCTGATTTAGGTATTATGGTATTGGATGCTAATATGCTAGATAAGTCAGCATCATTTAATTCTGTAACCGGATCTGATATCCCAGGCGATAATGCATTCAAATTATTTACTTCTATATCCGGATCATTTGTCACTGCACGTGCGAATATAGTAACTAATGAAGGCTATGAAGCTTTTAATGCACGTAATGCTGAAACTATTACGTCAACTCATTACTTTGTGAGAATTAAAAATGGCGAATATAATTTCTCAAATAATCCAACGTTTACAACCGGTTCATTAGGAGAGTTTAAGCAAGCAACGTTTGTAGGAGATCCTAAAACGTATATTACCACAGTAGGTATGTATAACGATCGTCAAGAATTGTTAGCCGTTGCTAAGTTATCGCAACCAATACAAAAATCGTTTGAAAAAGAAGCTTTGGTTAAAGTTAAGCTAGACTTCTAATAAATTTTAAAATAGTAACTAATAGGCTCTTTGATATTTATATTAAAGAGCCTATCTACTAATATGAAAACAGGTGTATTTAAACGTATCGATTCTAGAGACAGAAATATAACTCCTTTCAAGGTTTATAAATCATTTCAATTTACTTCTACATCTAGTATGGATACTGAAGGTTTAAGTCGTTTAACTGCAATTAAACCTAATCCAAAGTTATATGCCGGAGGAGTTGTCACACTTAATGCTCGTCAGAATGTAGAAAGTGCATCTGCATTAATCAATAATCATATATCAAAAAGTGCGTCTGAAATTTACTATAGTATAAATCATTTATATTATACTAGAACAGACAAGCCATATGAAACGTTTGGGCATACCAACCCAGCTAACATAGAAAGAACGTTATTTGACAATGCAACTGTAATATCAATTCCACAGAAAAAATTCGGTGAGCGTATAAAAGCAAATTCAGTTAAATTTGTATATACTGGATCGTTAGGAGACACTACTACATACACTTCTCCAGTATCATTTAGTTTATCAGATGATGGATACGGAAATTTAGTTGACGATGCTTTGCCAGCTGAAATTTCTGATGAAGTATTTTATTTAGGATTTAATGATTTGACTTATAGTTACGATTGGAACGTTCCAACATCAAAAAGTGCAGACTTTGAAACAAAAACGTTTAATACAACAGTGGTAACTGCTAACGGATATTTTATTACTAGCAGTTTTATTATCGATAATAATCCAATTGGAAATGCAATTCAATTTAATGATTATAACGGCTATATTCATGTAAGACATACTCCAGATTTAAATTTTAATAACGAAGATGATTTTGCAATTTCATTATGGGCAAAATCAACTGAAACTGATGACACTAATAGAACGTTAGTAAGTAAACGATTTACAAAAACTAAAGAGTCGGATCCTTCAAAAATAACGTATTCTCCTAGAAGTCAATATCCTATTGAAATATTTTGGAAACGTAATGGAAGCTCTACCAACGTAATATCAGTACGTTGTAGTGACGGATCATCGACTGTTAATATTACAAGAACATTAGGAACTAATGAGTATTATCATATTACGACTCAAAAAACAGGTTCCGTATTAGAGCTATATGTAGACGGTGCCTTAACAGACACTGCATCTCTTAGTAGTCTTTCATATTTTTCTAACGATGCTGATATTATATTTGCAAATCGATCGATTGACACTAAAACATGGGAGCCGCTACCACAAAATGCTTTTAAAGGAGCGTTAGATGAAATTTTTATTTTCAAAAAAGCTTTAACGGCTACAGAAGTTGGATATTTAGCAAACAAAGCAACTTTGCTGAACACTCCAGTAGTAGGAAATGTATTTTACGAACATGGTATAGTTGTTATTTCAGATCCTAGAAAATATTACGCTCAAAAGCTTATAAACAGTGACGCTGGAGCATATTTCTTTGGCGATGCTTTAACTGATCAAGAATCGAATTCGAATCAGTCTAGACCTGGAATGTATAATAATTTCTTATTCCAGTATAATGCTACGCAAACGTTATATGAACATGAGTTCCTTTGCAAAATAGCTGAAGATGAGTTTAATTTTACAATGAACCCTACTATACGTAAAAATAACGATCCTAACGGAGAAATGCCAAAAGATTGGGTATTAGAAGAAGATACATTTGGCCCGTATATTACAACGGTTGGATTGTATGACGACGCTGGTCAGTTGTTGGCAGTAGGCAAATTATCTAGTCCAATTAAAAAACGTGACAGTGTAGAAACAAACATTATCGTAAGATTCGATATTTAAAATAAAATAAGTTATGGCAAGAGCTAAATTTTCAAAAAAAGCCGTTGCAGCTAAATATGGGTTCCGAAGTGGACTCGAAATGCAAATCAGCGAAGAACTTCAATCTAAAGGTATTGATGGTGAATACGAAAAAAACGTAATTCAATATGTTGTTCCAGCTTCAAATCATAAATATAAACCTGACTTTCGATTGCCAAATGGTATATTCGTTGAGACTAAAGGAAGGTTTTTAATGGCAGATAGAAAGAAGCATATTCTAATTAAAGAACAACATCCTGAGTTAGATATTAGATTTTTATTTCAAAATTCAAAAGCTAGAATTAGCAAAGCATCTAAGACTACATACGCTTCTTGGTGTGATAAATATGGATTCAAATACGCAGACAAAACTATTCCTGAAGATTGGTATCAAGAATAATTTGGTAAATTCGTATGAAGTCTATATATTACAACCATGGTGAATACTAAACTAACTGATTTAATAGATTCTGTCTTAGGAAAAGGAAAAGACACTAATAAAGGCAATAAAGCATACCATTGCCCATTTTGCCAGTCAGGCAAAAAGAAATTAGAAGTTCAGTTAGTTACCAATGATAAAGGAGAAAATGCTTGGCATTGTTGGGTGTGTAATAAAGCAGGTAAGAAGATATCAACGCTGTTTAAAACGATTAACGTAAGTCGTGATAAACTGTCTGAACTGTATAAAATTGTCAATAGTAATACAAGATATAGTAGTAGGGAGATCGCAGGTTTACAAGCATCTACGACAGTAATCGAGTTACCTAAAGAGTATATACCATTGTATAGACATTCCGACTCTATTGAATATAAAAATGCTATACATTATCTTCGCAACAAACGAAATTTAACGTTGTCAGAGATAGTAAAATATGGGATAGGATATTGTGAGTCAGGCGAATATGCACATAAAATTATTATTCCTAGCTATGATGAAAATGGCAAACTTAATTATTTTGTAGGTAGAGCCTATTACGATGCCGAATCATTTAAACATAAAAACCCAGACGTATCAAAAAATTGCGTTGGATTTGAGCTATTTATAAATTGGAGTCTCCCGTTAGTGTTAGTTGAAGGTAGTTTTGATGCGATTGCAGTAAGACGTAATGCTATTCCATTATTCGGAAAGACTATATCAGAAGATTTACGTAAAAAGATAATCGAGAACAAAGTTAAACAGTTATATATTTGTTTAGATAAAGACGCGCAGAAGCAGGCGCTAGAACATGCTGAGTACTTTATGAATAATGGAGTAGAAGTTTATTTTGTCGATCTACAAGAAAAGGATCCAGCCGAAATTGGATTTGAAAGAATGTGTAGCTTAATTAAAGAAACTCCTGCTTTAACATTTTCAAAGTTTATTGAATATAAATTATTTAGTTTATGATACAAAAAATTGACATTGGATTAACTAAAATTGATAAGATATATCATTTAGCAGATATCCATATTCGAAACTTAAAACGGCATACAGAATATAAAACTGTATTTGCTAGAACGGTTGATGTTATTAAATCGACTATTCAGCCCAATGATGTAATCTTTTTAGGCGGTGATATTGTACACGCTAAAACAGATATGACTCCTGAGTTAGTTCAATCTGTGCAAGAATTCTTTAAGATGTTTGCTGATATTGCTCCGACAATATTAATTACAGGTAATCATGATTGCAACTTAAACAATAAATCTAGATTAGACGCATTAACTCCAATTGTCAACGCTTTAAATCATCCTAACCTGTATTATCTTAAAGATTCTGGGGTATATGAGCTGGCCGATAAACACTTTGTAGTTATGTCAGTTTTTGATAAACCTAAAGATTTTATTCGATCTAATCAATTTGAAGGTAAGTATAAAATTGCACTTCATCATGGAGCAGTTAATAATGCTTTAACTGATATTGGATTTAGGTTAGTAAATGACAATGTAGATTTAGCTTTATTTGATGGATATGAATTAGTTTTATTAGGAGATATTCATAAGCCTGCACAATATTTAGATGCAAATAAAACAGTTGCATATCCAGGATCGCTTATTCAACAAAATTATGCAGAGGCTTTAGAGCATGGAATGTTAATTTGGGATACGGCTACTAAAGAATCAGAATTTGTTATTATTCCTAATGATATATGTTATTACACTTTAGAAATTAATACAGCAGCGTATACTCCTATACCAGACAAGCTAATAGGAAAGACTATACGCCTTCGAATTAAAGTTCAAAATACAGATGCATCTGATTTAAAAAGTATCATAGCTGAAATTAAAACTAAATTTACAATTGAAGAATATACTATTCAAAAAATTAATGACTTTACAACGAATAAAACTCGCGTACAGAAAATTAATATTGGAGATGTTAGAGACGTTGAATATCAAAATGAACTTATATCTAAGTATTTAGAGAATAAATTTGCTTTAGAAAATGAATTGTTAGACGGAGTTCGTCATGTTAATCGTACGGTCAATTCATCATTAACTAAATTAGACGCTAGTCGAAATGTATCTTGGATACCAAAACGATTTGAGTTTAGTAATATGTTTAGTTATGGACCTGACAATTACATTAATTTTGAAAATATGAAAGGAGTTCATGGAATATTCGCTCCTAACGCTTCAGGTAAATCTACAATGTTAGATGCTATTACTTATTGTATATTTGATAAATGTGGCAGAACTTCTAAAGCTTCTAATGTATTAAATAACAGGTCATCTTCGTTTAAATGTAAATTTACTTTTGAATTAGATAACATAACATATTATATTGAAAAAACAGGTACTAAAGGACGTGGCAATCACGTTAGAGTAGATGTTGATTTTTATACGTTAGATGATTTAGGAAATAAAACTTCATTAAATGGTAAAGAGCGTAGCGAAACTAATGATCACATTCGTAACATTTTAGGCACGTATGAAGATTTTGTTTTAACTGCCCTTTCAGTTCAAAACAACAATACTGGCTTTATTGATATGGCTCAAAAAGATCGCAAAGATTTATTAAGTCAGTTTTTAGATATTAATATCTTTGAAGATTTATATTCTGTTGCTAATAATGATATTAAAGAAGTTGCAACGTTAGTTAAAGAATACCAACGTCAAGACTTTTCAACTCAATTGGCAAATGCTATAACAGATATTGAACAATACAAGACTGAATGTAATGAGTTTGAAACGGAGAAAGTAAAATTGGAACAAGATATTGCTGTGTTAAGCGAACAAATTTTAACACTTACGCAAAACTTGATTCCAGTAGACACTTCAATTGAAGACATTAATTCATTAACTGCTTTACGTGAAAAGGCTAATGAGTTAGTATCACAATTTCAAAATGAAATTTCTGCAAAGAATCAATTAGTATCTGATATAACGAATAAAATTGACACGCTTAAATCGACTATAGATTCTATTAATATCAATGAAGTGCAGGCTCGTATTGATGTATTAAATAATCTTAAGACTACCCAGACTACTTTAAATGGAACAGTTGAAAGATTAAAGGCAGAAGTTCGTGCAAAGCTAGAGAAAATGGAAAAGCTAAACGATTTGAAGTATGACGAGAATTGTACGTTTTGTATGGATAATATCTTTGTTAAAGACGCAATAGCTACTAAAAATTCTATTGAAGCTGACAAATCCGAAGCCAGAGATTTAATTAATAAGTTGACAGATATTAATGAGCGTATTCAAAAGTTAGAACCTTCTGTAGCAGAAAAAGATTCTTATAATGCATTACAAAAACAATTACATCAATTAGAAGCATCAAAACTTTCAGCTGAATCTGAAGTGCACCAAATTGACTCTAAATATCATCAGGTTATTGCTAAAATTGGAGATCTAGATCATAAAATTGCAGAATATTATAAAAAAGAATCGGCTATTAAAGAAAACAATGTATTAAAACAATCCATTGCACAATTAACGGAAGAAAAAACGCAACTTAAAAATCAATTATCTGACATTAATTCTGATATGATATCATGTACATCTAATATATTAGTGTCAGAAAAGTTGAAAGAGAAGGCTGAAGAGTCTATTGCAAAATTAAAAGACTTAGAAAAACAATATAAGTTTTATCAGTATTATTTAGAAGCAGTTAATCGAGATGGAGTACCTTATGATTTAATTACAATGGCAGTTCCTTACATTGAGCAAGAAATTAATAACATATTAAGTCAGTTAGTTGAATTTAATTTAATGTTAGAGATGGATGGCAAAAATATTAATTGTTATATTGTATACGATCAAGATGATTTTTGGCCAATAGAATTAACATCAGGTATGGAAAAGTTTATTTCTTCATTAGCTATTCGTACTGCATTGATTAATATTAGCAGTTTGCCTAGACCTAATTTCCTTGCTATTGATGAAGGCTTTGGTGTATTAGATGCCGATAACTTAAACAGTATGTTCAATTTATTTGATTACTTAAAAACTCAATTTGCATTTATGTTGGTTATATCGCATATTGACTCAATGAGAGATGTAGTCGATAAACTAATTGAAATTACTAAAGTTAATGGAAGTTCTAAAATACAATACTCTTACTCGTAATAAAAAGTAATATAGTTATTCGATAGATATTTATATAAAAAAGTATCTATCGAATGGCTCGTGAACTACAGTATCAAGGTTTAGCAGAATTAAACGTTTTAGTTAATGACACTAGTAAATACTCATCAGAGTATTTTCAAGTTACAAACTTTCCTAGCGTATTTACTGCCGGTAAAAACTTGTTTCGATTCAAAGGCATCGCTGATAAATTTATCGAAGAGTCTGACATTTTAATTGAAGTTTTAGACTCAAACGGTCAGCCAATTTATTACGAAGCTGATTTAAATTTAGAATCAGGTGAGCAATCTATTATCGTTGCAGTTTATGTAGATGAAGAAACTCCTCCTGGTCAAGGAGAGATTATTTTATGTGGTTATCTATCCAATGTAATTAGTGAGGAAGAAGGACCGACAGTTAGATGGAGTCAACCTATTGACATAGATCCTACAAAGCAAAATGATGCTGAAATTATTTTTAGTGTAATACCAGCTGCTACAGTTAGCACGTCTTCAGTAGTCGATTCATATACTGTTACTAGTTATGCAAATGCAGCATTAGTTAAATCAGCGTCAATAAATAATTTTACATACGATTATCGTAACAACGGTAATCCTGTAATTATAGGTACTGTTAGCACTGCAGCAATAGCTTCGTTAAATAAGTCAGGATCTGCTAGATTTGAGGTATCTCGATCTAAATTTACTGGAAATCCTTCTAGTATATTTACATTAACAGCTACTACATTGTCAGCTTCAGTTGCAAGTTATATTAGTACAGGGTCAAATATTATATTTACTTTATCTGATCCATTTGAATCCGGAATTCAAGGGTCTACTCAAGTTCATACATTTATAAACGGAACTGGTACAACTGGAAGTTTATATTTCGATCAAACTGGGTCTACGTCAAGTTCAGAAAACACATATACTATTATATCAGCATCATTTACTAATTTGCAACCGCAAGTAGGTAATATTGCTAAAATACGAACTTTTTATAAAAGTGTTGGTGTTGGAGAATATGTATTAGCGAGTGAAACGGATATATTAGATTTAGCTACTGAATTTGGATATACTCCTGAATCAGCTTCTATTATTGTACCATTGCCAACTGTACATCGTAATGATAGATTTGATTTAAAATTTCAATTTTTAAATTCCGCAGAAGCTGTTAGTAAACAAGTACTTTACGTTAAAGACGTGGGCATGCCAGGCGGTAATGTCTATATTGGCGGAGATGATAACTTGATCACTGGTTCAGTATACGTTGCCGGTCAAACCGGTACCGGTGTATCAATTGAAGGATCAACTGCTGGTGCGTTTATTAGATCTGTTGGATATGAAGGGTTTCAAAATGTAGTTGCTAATGGAGCTACTGGTCAACCAGGATTTATTATGTATTCTGGATCAGTTGCAACTATGCTTAATAGTAATCAAACTGAAAATTATAGAGGTATTGGATTAGAGCTAACGGCACATTCAGAATCATATTTACGATACACAACTTCTGGAAGTGGTTTGTTAGATATTCGTACTAATAAATTCTTTTTAGGAAGCAGTCAACAATATATCGTCGGTGCTGATGGATTAATACAAATTTCATCTAGCAATTTCTTTTTATCATCTTCAGGTGATGTAATAATGGCCGGTACTATTACAGCAACTGCAGGTAACATTGGAGGATTTACTATTACGTCTCACTCATTATCTGGAAATAATTTCTTTATATCCGGAGCTGCTACATCGACAGGATTTTTTATATCAGCATCTAAATTTAATGTCAAAGGAAATGGCGACGTAACTGGATCTAACGTTTTATTCACGGGTGGTAAAATCGGTTCATTTACTTTATCAAATGATGCCTTTACTGCCGGATCAACATTTTTTATATCTAGCTCTGTAGGAGCCACTCCAGCAACGTCATTCTTTATATCTGCATCAAGATTTAATGTTAAGCAAGATGGTACAGTAACAGGATCTTCTGCTTTATTTAGTGGCTCAGTATCTGTAGTAGGCACAATCAATGCATTAGCCGGTAACATTGGCGGATTTGCAATTACAGATAGTGCAATAACCGGATCCGGATTTTATTTATCAGGATCAGCCACTTCTACGGGATTTTTTATATCGTCGTCCAAATTTAATGTCAAAGGTAACGGAGATGTTACTGGGTCAAATGTTTTATTTACCGGTGGTAAGATAGCAGGATTTACTATAAGTAATGACACTCTTTCCAACGGAAGCAATTTTTACATTTCAGGCTCGGCTACTGCAAATGATTTCTTTATATCTTCTAGTAAGTTTAATATTAAAGCTAATGGAGACGTGTCAGCATCGTCTGCACTGTTTAGTGGATCCGTTTCTATAACTGGTAATGTCAATGCTAGAACGGGTAATATTGGCGGATTTAATATAACCACTGATGCTATTACAGGGTCAGGGTTTTATTTAAGTGGATCTGCTACAGGTGATAATTTTTTTATCAGTTCATCGGCATTTAACGTAAAAGCAAATGGAAATATAACTGGTAGCAGTGTATTATTTACAGGAGGAAAAATTGGCTCATTTACGTTAACAAACGATGCATTTACCGCAGGATCTACATTTTTTATATCATCCTCAGTTAGTGGAACTCCTGGTACAGCTTTCTTTATATCATCCTCTAAATTCAATGTTAAACAAGATGGAACGATTACCGGCTCGTCAGCATTGTTTAGTGGGTCTGTATCCGTAGTCGGTACAGTTAATGCACTCGCAGGAAATATAGGAGGATTTGCAATCACATCTGACGCGATTACTGGATCTGGATTTTATTTATCAGGCTCAGCAACTGCAACTGGATTCTTTATTTCTTCTAGCAAGTTTAATATTAAAGGTAATGGGGATGTTACTGGTTCTAATGTTTTATTTACTGGTGGCAAAATAGGATCGTTTGTATTATCAACAAACGCTTTAAGTGGCATTAATTCTAGCACAGGAGCAACGACATTTTTTATATCTAGCTCTGTCGACACTACTAGTCCAGACGGAGTGGCATTTTTTATGTCGTCATCGAAGTTTAATGTACGTCAGGACGGAACAATATCCGGGTCTCAAGTATTATTCGACGGCGGTAAAGTAGGTGGGTTTGCAATTGACTCTTCTAAAATTACTGGAACAAATATTATAATTGATAGCTCTGGATCAATTCAAACTGCTGATTATGCATCTGATTTAAAAGGTTGGAAAATATCTGCAGTAGATAATGGATTTGCTGAATTTGAAAACGTAAGAGTTAGAGGAACTCTTAAGACTGCTGTATTTGAAAAAGAAACGGTTAATGCAGTAGGAGGTCAGTTATACGTTGCTAATTCATCAACGATAACAGGATCTGAAGCTTCTTCATCAATTCCTGATTTTGTTTATTTGAAATTTGGAGGATATTCAGGTTCCAAAGCAATACAGAATATAGTTGGCAGCAGTAATACATATTTAATAACGTCGGATTTAACGACGGCCTCTATTGCGGCGGTACCAACGACTGTTCAATCTTTTAAGCCATTTGGCAATACTGGTTTATTAATAGCATCTGGATCTAAATTGGCTAACACTAATACAGGTGCGAATATTGCTACAATAAGCAATATAAATTTAGACACATCTGCTAGTTTTACTGTAGCAGTATGGGTATATCCGAATTTTGATAATTATACATCATCAACGCCATCCGGCTCAATAATTGAAAAAACTAGTGCAAACTCAAGTTTAGTAAGTACGTTTGGAATATATTGGTACAGCGGATCAAACTGGCCACAGACTGGATCAATACGTACAGCTGCCTCTAATGGAACTAGCAACGGTACTAATACTCACGTCAATTGTCTGCCTAATAAGCAATGGACTCATATTGCAATGGCAATAAGCGGCGCAGTTGGTGTTAATACTACCCGACGTTTTTATATCAATGGTCAATTAGTAGATAGCACTAATAGTTACCCGCACCGATCACTATCTAATACCGCTGATATAAGACTAGGAGCTGGTTATACTTATACAGAACGCTGGCCAGGTTACATTACAGATGTACGTGTATATACTGGATCGTTATCAACGACTCAAATTGCAAGTATATACAGCGGATCGTATATTACAGCTAGTATTGATGCTAATACAACGGCATTGCAAATTGATAACGTAACTGGGTTTGTTAATGGCGAAATTTTATCCGCTAAAAAAGTTAGTAATACTGGATTCGCCACTGAGTATTTACAAGTAAGAGATACCATGCGCCTTAATCCTAGTAGTGATACTGACTTCTCTGGAATGCTTTACGTTACTAGAAGTTATGGAAATGGCGTAGCAGGTAGTAGCGGAAGTTTAGGAGACTCTCCTAGCACAGCACAGAGCTACGAACCTTCTCAAGTAATTGTATCAACTGGTAAACTTGGAACTGGATTTATACGAATAAATGCTAACCCAAATGATCAAGCAACTCCTTACATTGACATAGTTGAAAGAACTGGTAGTGGTATATACGACGTGGCACTAAAGGCTCGTTTAGGTGACTTATCAGGATTAGCGAATAGTAATTATGTATTCGGTAACAGTAATCCTGGATTTGGATTGGCAACTGATAATGTATTCCTACAAGGAGGTATTATTGCTAATACTGGAAGTATTGGTGGTATACAAATGCAAAATAATAAATTGTATACCGGTACTGGTACATTTAATAATAATAATACTGGATTTTATTTAGATTCAAATAGCCAGTTTTCTTTAGGAAATAAATTTTCTTGGAACGGGACTACATTATCCGTTTCTGGAACTCTTAATGCAACTGACGGTAATATCGGCGGATTTACGATTACGCAAAACGCAATAACTGGATCTGGATTTTATTTAAGTGGCTCAGCTACTAATGACGGCACTTCATTTTTCTTATCATCTAGCCGTTTTAATATAAAAGGAAATGGCGATATCACTGGATCGCAAGTATTATTTACTGGCGGTACTGTTGGAGGATTTACTTTATCTAGTACACAAATAGCAGATGCGGGTGGATCAACTTTATTACTTAAGAGTAATGGTCAGATAACTGGATCAAATGTATTGTTCAATGGAGGAAAAGTTGGAGGATTTACAATCAGCGGAGATACTTTATCAAACTCTACAAATTTCTTTATATCAGGCTCAGCAACTGGAAATAATTTTTTCATAAGTTCCTCTGCGTTTAATGTAAAAGCTAGTGGGGACGTTACAGCATCATCTGCTTTATTCAGTGGCTCTGTTTCTATAACTGGTAATGTTAATGCAAGAACTGGTAATATTGGTGGATTCAGCATAACAGCAAATGCTATTACAGGTTCTGGATTTTATTTATCGGGATCTGCATCAAGTGACCAGTTCTTTATTAGTTCATCAGCATTTAATGTAAAAGCAAATGGTAACATAACTGGCAGCAGTGTATTATTTACGGGAGGTAAAATAGCCTCGTTTACTCTTTCTAATGATGCATTTACGGCAGGAAATACATTTTTTATATCTAGCTCTGTATCTGGTACTCCAGCAACTGCATTTTTTATATCTTCATCAAGATTTAATGTTAAGCAAGATGGTACAATAACTGGCTCTAACGTTTTATTTAATGGCGGTACTATAGGTGGGTTTACGTTATCAGCCGATAAATTATCTGGTACCAGTTTCAACGTAAGTTCAAGTGGAGTATTAACTTTAGGATCGGCAACTTCATTCACTGCAGGCGATGGAATTTATTTAAGTAACGCTAGTACTAACAATTTCCGTGTAGGAGATCAAGGTGCAGCACGTCTTCAATTTGACAGTACTAATTTAGAAATTTACAATTCAAGTAACACTAAATTAGTAAGTATAGGCGCTACCAATACTATAGCAGGATTTACTTTATCAGAGAGCACTTTATCTAATGGATCTAGCTTCTTTATATCCGGGTCATCGACCGGAAATGGATTCTTTATATCAGCTTCTAATTTTAATGTCAAAGCTAATGGCGATGTTACAGCATCAAATGCATTGTTTACTGGAATTGCTACTGCAGATATTATAATGGATAAGACATTAGTACTTACTGCTGCAAATTCTAGTAGTTATCTTACGACATATGATTATAATACATTTGTCGGCGGTGTGCAAAATGCATATTGGTTAAAGCTGGATGGAAGTGCAGGCGGCACTGAAGAATTACGTCGAGTTTTTATAAATTGTGAGTTGCTGTATCCATTAGGAAAAATTACATTCCCTAGCGTAGATACGGCCAGAAAAATTGATATTGTAATTGAAAATGGGGGCACTAATCAAATATTAGATATATTTGGAGCATTTAAAACTACTGGAGCTGCTCCGTCAGTAGTTGACTTTCCAGCCGGCGCGACAATAACACTTACTGCAGTCGGAACTTCCCCGTCTCCTACGGATTGGAATTGTATAGCCGGAAGTTATCAACCGTTTGCTGGATATGAATATAAACGAGGTTTGACAATCTCAGGCTCAGGGACTACTAGTAAATTTGTGTATAGCGGATCGACTTCAGCTGACTTTGACATATTCGGTGGAGCTGATTTACGAAACTATGATGGACGTATATACGGATCTGGGTCTAAAGCACTTCCGACATTTTCAAACATTGACGATCCTGATACTGGAATGTATTTTCCATCAACAAATACATTAGCATTTGTAGCAGGAGGTACTGAACAACTTAAAATTGATAGCAACGGTGCTACTTTACCTACCCGATCTGCATTTAGAGTTATTGGCAATACTAGTAATGTATGGGGAGATGAGACAATAATAAGTGGTTCATGGTTGACTGTTGATTACAATCAAGGCAATGACTGGAATAACACTACCGGAGTATATACAGCACCTGCAACTGGATTGTATCATGTATATTTTAATGCGCGTGTTAATACTGGAACCGGTCAAGTAGTTATATATAAAAATACTTCTACATTTACTGGAATGATGTGGGAAACTACGGGTACCCCTGCAGCAACTCACTTTGGAGTTAGTAGTGTATTGAGTTTAACTGCAGGAGATACTTTGCTAGCTCAAATTAAGGTTGGATCTATACAATTTGACTCAAATGATAGTTGGGGAGTTGCATTCATAGGATAATGATTTATCAACTTTAATATTTATAATAAATCAAATACATGATATCAAAAGTAATTGCAATTTATCCTGGACGCTTTCAGCCGTTTGGAAAACACCATGAAACTGCTTATCGAGCTCTTCAGAAAAAATTTGGTCAAGCTAATACATATATAGCAACTAGTGACAAAGTAGAGTTTCCTAAATCGCCATTTACATTTAAAGATAAAAAACAAATTTTATCGTTATATGGATTGCAAGATGATGTTGTGCTAACTAAACAACCTTACGTTGCAACAGAAATATTGCAGCAATTTGATCCTGCCACGACAGCTGTTGTATTTATGGTCGGCGATAAAGATATGAAAGAAGATCCTCGCTTTGCTATGAAACCTAAAAAAGACGGGTCACCTTCATTTTATAAACCATATGAAGCTAATAAAAACAATTTAGAAGGATATGATAAGCATGGTTATTTGTTTGTAGCACCTCACGTATCATTAAACGTACCTGGATTTGGTGAAATGTCAGGCACAAGTTTACGTAAATTGTTAAGCAGTAATTTAACTCCAGAGAATCAACAAAAAGTATTTAAAGCGGTATTTGGCAAATGGGATCCTGAAATTGCCGAACTAATATTCGATAAATTAAAAATAAAATCTGAAATGAATCTTTTTACTAAAGACTGGTGGTCTGAGTCGTTAAACCTAGACGAAGATGATGATCCTTGTTGGGATGGATATAAACAAATAGGAATGAAAAAGAAAGGTAAACGTCAAGTTCCTAATTGCGTTCCTGAATCTGTAACTGAAGGGTATCCAACACCTGCAATGGCTAAAAAGCATGATCAGAAAATTTCCAAGCTTCGTGATTTCCTTTCATCTAATACCGGAAGAGAATTTGTATACAGCTTTAATGATTTTCCAAAGACAGTATATGGAGTAAAAATGCTTGAGAGTCTATTGAAAGAGGGCGGAGCAGGAGGACATATGGCGCATCCCTTTGATATACCTACAGTAACTAACGGAACCGACTTAATTTCCGTCTTTAATAAATCAGTGGATTACTTATCCAAGACTGCAGCATCGGTTAAAATAGACGGCGTAAACGCTTCTATTAGATTGGTAGATATTGACGGTCGAAAGACGTTTGTAATGGATAGAGGTTCTAATAAACCATTAGACGTTAAAGGTATTACCAAAGCAGAATTAGAAGATCGTTTTGGAGCGGGGCATGGAATGATTATAGTAGGCGGAAAGGTGTTAGACATATTTAACGATGCCATTCCAGCTATTACTTCAGACTTAAAGAAATTAGGTCTTTGGGACAATCCAAATATTATGTTTAATATTGAGTACGTTGCAGGTTCAACTAACGTATTAAATTATGGTAAGAATTTCTTAGCTATTCACGGATTATTAGAAATAAAGCAAGTAACTCCTACTAAACGAGCTACTTCAGAAAAGACTTATAATAAAGCTGTAATGAAGCAGTTAATTATTAACTTAACACCAACTGCTAGTAAACAAGGATATGAAGTGTTAGGATCAGTTCCTACTAAATTAGAAGGTACTCCTAACTTAGACGCAGCGTTAAGTAAGACTTATACTATTAATTTAACTCCTGATAAAAAAGTTACCAAGTCTCTTAAGACGCTATTGTCAAAAGCAACTAATCCTAAAGACGCTAGAATTAAAACTAAAGAAGGTAAAGACATTGGTGCATTATCTAAAGAGGTATTAATTAAAATTGCTGACGGAGTTCCTTTATCAGAATGGGTAGCGAGCCCTAAAGATTATCAATTAGCGATTGACGGATTTACTATTTACATGGCTACTATGAAATTAGGAGACGCTGTATTAGAAAAATTAACTTCTCCATTAGGCCCTGTAACGGAGCATGAAGGTATTGTTATTCGAGATAAATCTATATACAATAAGCCGTTTAAAATTACTGGAAAGTTTATTTTAGGAGGTTTGGCAACTAGTTTTAGAAAGTAAGATAATTATTAATATGGCAAATAAGTTACGTAATATTGAAGCAATTCGAAAGATGCTGGATGGCACTCATAGAATGCAAACTAAAAAATCATTTGGTTATGAAAAGCAAAACGTCACTCGAAACGTTGGGGATGTTTGGACAGATGAAAATGGCACTGAATGGGAACAGAAAGAAGGGTATAAAATTAATCGTGGTAAGTTAAATGAGCTTCGAGCTTATTTACAATCATTAAAAATGCCTTCAACGTGTCCTAAGTGTAGTGGAGAAATGAAAGGTAAGGCACATGAAAAAATGTGGAAGTTATTTAAGCATTGTTTAAATTGTCAAGTAGAAGCCGAGCATAATATGAAGTTGGAAGGCACTTATGAACAATTCTTTAAAGAGTTTCAGCTTAAAAATGCTGAAGCTTGGTTAAAAGACGCTGAACAAGAAGCTAAAGAAATTGTGCATGCTATTAGAAGTAGATTGGCATTTGCAAATTCAGATGGAACTGTTGAAGAATGGGAAGGAGGAATTGATCCAGATGAGTTGGCTAATAAAATAGAAAAGGAATTTGAAACATTCAAAGAGAACTTTATAAATAAATTAAAAGATGATAACAGAGTTGAGAACGTTAATCCGTCAGGAGATAGCGAGAGTAATTAAAGAAGATGTAGGTGCTTGGAGACGAGTAATTATTACGTCTACTAAAAAAGATGCTATAGAGCAGGAAATCAATAATATGATGAAAGCACCTGACTTTAAATCTAAATACGCTAGTTTGAAAATTGTATTTAAACCAGCTGTTAAAGATAATACTTTAATTGTAGATTTGAATGGACCTTCAGCTACTGGTATATCTAAAAAAGTATCTGATTATGCTAAGAAGCATGATAAGAGTGCGATAGTAAAAATTAGAACAGAACCTAAATTATCTAAATAATGGAACCGAACGTTAACGTATCTAGACAACTTAAAAAAGCGACAGATGCATTACAATCTGCAATGTTGACTAAACAAGAATTGGAAAAGCAAATCATGATGATGAAAAAAGCTTTCCTTTCAGAAACAGATCCTACTAGAAAAGAAAGAATTAAGCCAAAGTTAATTAAACTTAATCGAGAATTAAAAGCAGCTGAGCAGGCATTGGCGTCTGCAGATGCTAATTTTCATCGTTTATTAGCAACTGAGCCCGATGAAGATATTTATGATTTATTAGATCATAAAATTCAAGAGTATATTGTACGTAAACAAGTACGTAGAGTAGTTACTGAAACTTTAAAAAAGTTAAAGAAATGATAAAGTTAAAAGATTTATTAAAAGAAGCTGAAGAACCAAAGGTAATTTCTCTTCATGACGCAGTATCAGATTTCTTTGATAAGAATAAAAAGAAATTAGAAAATTTAGTCGATGAAGACGAATGGGACGATTTTTACGATTTAGCATTTGAAAAATTTCCTGATGAAGATCAAGACGATGTAGCACAGGCAATGAATAAATGTGCTATGAGAGCTGGTTGGTTTGAGAACGAGGAAGTAGCTGAAATGCCAAAAGAAAAAGATTTAGAGACCATGGCATTTGGAGAAAAGTCTCAGCAAAA